GGTAAGAACAGATTTATGATAAATCCTTACATGGTATATTCAAGTAATCCTAGAAAGTTTGCAAGAGCATCAAGACACGCTGAGTATTTAGATATTATAAAACACACATCGGCGGATAAACTAGCAGGGGAATTAACAGAACACTGTAACGAAATAGAAAGAGTATTTAAAGAATATACAAAGAAATATGGAAATTGGTAAGATGAGAGTATTAGTAGCTTGTGAAGAAAGTGGAACGGTAAGGGATGCTTTTATAAGAATGGGCCACTATGCTATTAGTTGTGATTTAAAAGATACTAGAGTTCCAGGACCTCATTATAAAGGCTCTGTATTTGATATAATTAATGATGATTTTGATATAATGATAGGCCATCCGCCCTGTACTTTTTTAACAGTAACAGGTAATAAGTGGATGAAGGATGAATATAAAGATAGGTTTCCAACTCGAAAACAAGATAGAGAAGATGCGGTTGAGTTCTTTATGAAGCTGGCTAATGCTCCAATACCTAGAATATGTTTAGAGAATCCCGTGGGTATAATGAGTACAAGGTGGAGAAAAGCGGACCAATTAATACATCCTTATTTTTTTGGAGACGAGGCTATGAAAGCAACTTGTTTATGGTTAAAAAACCTACCTAAATTAGTGCATCAAAAAGAGCCTGATTTGTTTTCCGGAGAGACTACACACGTATCTAAAGGCGAACAAGTAGTTTTTAAGAGTGGTAAAAAAATGGCTAAATGGTATGTTGAAGCAGCCAAATTAAACTCACATGATAGGTCCGAAGTAAGAAGTGTAACGTTCCGGGGTATAGCAAATGCAATGGCCTACCAATGGGGTAATTTATAAGGTATGGAAGAGATAAAGCGTAAATCTAAAGTAATAACCTTAAAAGGAGAGGATGCTTTTATAAGACTCCTGGCAGCTCAATTTGGCACGACGGCGGATATGGAAATAAACCTTATCAAAGTCCTTATTAAATTTGACCTCTTTAATCCGTTCAATCTTGACAAGTATATAAGACGAAGGATACAGAAAGAGATGGATGTCCCTTACACAACATTAGGAACAGCTATAACCCGACTAATAAAGTCAGGTATAATAGCAATGAATGGAAAGAATGTTTATGTTAATGTAGCATTCAGGGGACTAGATGAGATAGATTCAATAGTGTTTAAGAAAGCATTATAGTTCCTTTTATAAATTAATCTCTAGCAAGCCCTGAGTTACGCTCCTCGTATCGTTGCTCCCAATAGTCAAATGAAGTATCTTCGTAATGTTTTTGGCACTTCCAATTAATATTTTCGAGTTCGGCGGATGGTATCAACTCACTAATCTCAAGACTTCCATTCTTAATAGAGTTTATTCTAATAGTAACTTCACCTTCTTCCTTGAAGTATAAGAAGTCTACATCAATATTGATTATAGCTCCATCAATAGTTATTTCAGTGTTGTATATCATGGCTTCTTATTTTTATTTGAGTTTTCATAAATTCCACCTAAAATTATAATGATTATAATTTGAAAAAAAGTGCTTACCCAGTAATATGCGTGTTCCATAACTATATATTTTAATTGATTAGTAAAGTTAAATAAAAAGCCGCCTTATGTATTTTAGAAACCCTAAAACTATTAACCCCTTAATAGTAAAAATATCACTCGGCGGCTTAATATTGATTTAGTTTGATTTTAACGAGATTAAATGCCTTTATAGTGTATTGTATTAGATTTATTGTAAAGTGCTGTGAGAATTGAAATTTGATAAGTAGAATTTGATTTTAATATCAAGTTGTTAGTTTGTATTATACTTCCTGCTGAAAATTATCATTTATAATTCAAAGTTGAGTTATTTTAGTAGTTTTTTAACATCTTTAAATAATTCTTCTGATATAAATTTATGTGTTTTGTCTTGTGCATCGAACCTAAATTCTATTGATTCTTTGTATATTCTGTTTAAAATATCTTTCATTTCGGGCGCTTTTGATATTAACTCGGCGTTGGCAGTTGCCATATCTTCTCCGTATCTTGAGTCTATTGAACAAAGGTTACTACCTTCATCATCCCAAACTTGTGCCATTGTACAGTGTCCTATTTGTCCTCTCATTGGACTAAAACTCCATGGTCCTTTACTATGTTTCATATCTATATTGTTTTTACGTTAATTACTGGGCAAAGTTTCTTTATTTGATTAAAATTTTTAAGGCAGTCGGCGGCTGTTTTAGAGTAGAATAAGCGATATGCTAGTTCCTGATTAATATTATACATCCGTTCATAATTTGGTTTTTTAAAGCCTATTGTTATCACTTCATTACTATACTTCATATAAGCTATAACATTGTTGTATGGTAGTATTGTGTGTATCATTTTTAGTAGTAATCGTTAAAATATTCAACATTAATTATCATAGGGCTTTCGCTTTTTTCAAACAATTCTATCTTTAAATTTTCGTTTTTTCCAGCAAACATATCGCTGTATCTTTCGATTACTGTATTTAAAGCGTCTTTCTCACATTTTGCTATGACTATAACACTTTTGATAACAGATGTTGGGAACATACAGTCTACTTTTTCGGTTGTGAATACTTTATATACATTCATGGCTTATAGTTTTAGGTGATTTATATTATAATTCCTTTTATTAATTAAAGTTAAATTTCATTTCAATTTTCATCCGCGCGGTGTCGATTAAACTTCTGTTAAAACCATTATCTGGTCCTATTGCTTCATCTAACCAATTAATATGGTTATATTTCTCACTAGCTTGACTAATTAACTGTATACGTTGTCTATACAGTATCATAATCTTATTAGCTTTTTCACTTGGCGTGGCTTTACTCAATTTCACGTCTTTAATATCATTACTAACACATTTAATAAGTTGTTTAAATGCTTCGATATTAGCTTGGTCTCCTTTAGTTAATGGCTTCATAGTTGTATGTATTAAGGGTTAAATTATATTATAGTTCCTATTTGTGTTTAGTGTGGTAATTTTCTGTGTGTGCATATCCTAAATAACATCCATGGCAGTTTGCACTATAGTCTTTACCTAAATACACTGGTGACAAGTCTTCTTTATCTGCTATAAATATCACTTCGTTTACTTCATCTCCTGTCGACATAGATTTGTATGTATCTACTCTGCTATAACTTGAGCTTCTTACTTTATCAATCACTGTAAATTTAACTGGAGTAAATGTTCCGTAGTTTGTATGCTGAACTTTTGGGTTTATTATCTTAATATCTTTCATGGGGTTAAATTTTATAGGGTTTATATTATAGTTCCTTTATTAAATTGGATTAGATGATAGCATTACAAACTGTCCGTATTTATCTATCATTTGTTGTTCAAAATGTGTCAAGTCTTGCGTATCTGTGTAAATTTCTGTTATTGGTCCGCGCGGTGTCAATAGTTTTATTTCGTATTTCATGGCTTTAAAGTTTAAAATATTTATACTAATTTACTTATACAAAGGTTACATTATAGCTCCATTTGTAATTTAACGTGTCCTATTCTTGTACTTATACGTCCGCTATCTTTCCAAAAAATTAGCGTTTTCTCTCCAAACATATTAACGTGTTTATATAATACTTTTGGTGTTTCTTTAACTTCTGCATTACTGCAAGTTGCTAAAAATTCTCTGCGGTTGTTTAATTGTCTAGTATTCATGGCTTCTAATTATTAAGGGGTTAAAATTATTATTTATCAATCGGCGGGCGTTATTAAATAATCTGTTTAATAGTCTGTTCTATCTGTTCAGTTGTCTCAAACTCTCCACTGTTCATTTCTCCATATATTTCTATAAAGGCGGTTATAACTTTATCTTGTTTAATGTAGTACCCAATATACTCACCGTTAAGTAATATATCTGTATGGGCTTTTGTATCTTCTGTTTCTGTATGGTTTATATAGCTTATCATAATTTCTAATATTTAATAGTTTTTAACTCAACTTTGCGTTATAATTCCTTTTATTAATTATACTGCTAGTCTTTTAAATGTTTGGTTTGTTAGTTTCTCTTTTTTAATATGTCTATATAATATCTTTGCTTGGTTAAAATAGTTCTTTGCTCCTCCTCTGCAACCTAACATTAAGTGTTGAAAAAACCATTGTTCACCAACTTTATATTTAAGCGCGAAGCCTTCAAAGTTTATATTTTTAACATATACAATAAAATTAAATTTGTTAACTTCTACTTGTATAGTTCCGTTTTTGTTTACTATTACTTTATGCATGGTTTCTATTTGTTTAATTAGTTAATAAATTAAAAATCGTTTTTGCGGTTCGGCGGCTATATCTATTTATACTATTATTATATATCTTCACATAATACTTCTAACTCTTCTAAACTCTCTATAGGTTCATTAACACTAAAGCAGTCTACGTCTTCTATCTCTTCTATATTAGTATCTTCATCTATATCATCATGTGTTAAGTTTACCGTTGTTCCTCCCTCTGCTACATACCACCTACTACCGTCTCTATTCTCTACTACATATACGGCTGTATCTCTTAGGCTTATTACTCCGCTCTGTGTTGTTATCTCTCTATTCTTCATATCTTTAAGTTTAAATTGTTATTTACCTCTTTTATTTAACTCTTATTCTCTTGTAGTCGTTTGTTGTCGGCTATTATATAAACCTTTAATGTACGGTATTATATAATTCTTATACCTCCAACATATTAATACTTAATTAGTTACGGTTTTTAATTCTCTCTAGTTGGTGGTTTATTTCAGCGTATAAATTGCTTATTAAGTCGCTTAAAACGTCGTTTAGTTGGTATAAATCTAGGTCGTATAAGTCGTTAAAAGCCTGGTTTAAGTCTATGTTAGGCTGTGTAATAGTATAATTATCTAATATACAGGCTATTGCGTCTAATTTAGCTCTTTTCTCGTCCGCCATCATGCGGTTTAATTTGGTAGTTATTTGTGGGTTTTTCATAATCTTAAATTTTAAAGGGGTTAAAAATGTTAAAAGTCTGTAAACATTGGTATTCGCTCGGTGGACAAAACGCATTTTACTAGCTTAATTCTTCTAATAATTCGGCTTTTAGTTCCTCGTTTAAATCTTCATCCCAATTGTTTTGGATTACATTTAAGTTATTTAAAACTTCCTCACCTAAAATATATGTGTACATATTACAAACGTGTTCCGCTTCGCTAAAATCTGTATTAACAGTTCCAAAGTTATTTAATTCATAATCTTTGATAGTTTCAATAGCGTTAAAAATTCCGCCATTTTAATTTAACCATTTTTCAGCATCGTATCGGCCAATGATAAAATAATCTGTATTAAATACTTCGTTATGTATTTCGTTTACTGGTTTATCATTTAATCTATTATCATTAATAGCGTCAATAATAAGGCTTTTTAATTCTTGTTGAGTTTGGTAGTTCATAATTTCTATTTATTAAGGGGTTTATAATGTTTGCTTATTCAAATATATAAACTCTTTAGGCTTATTATTAAATATTGGGTTGAACGGTTAAACAAATTTGTTAGTGGTAAATTACCTTTATGAGTGGTATAATTGGAGCTTAAAAAACGTGTTAAATTTTACCCTATTTACTTAACCTTTATCCTATGGCTAAAATCGTATCATTTGAATAAAACCATGCCAAACTCACATAAATTTAAACTATTACATAAGCGGATATAATCCAAGATAAGCGGTAATGGCTCAAATAGGTAATTGTTGTCGGTTAATCATGTGCCAAACTTCACGTAAATATGTTAAATTATAAACTATTACACGAGTGGTTATATAGCTTGATGAGTGGTAATAGGCAAATAGTCGTTTGTTGTCGTTTATTCTGACTCAACTTTGAGTTATAAACGTGTATTGTTTAGCTATCTGGTTTTGGACCGTCGGCGGATTAGTAAAATGATTATGCAAGGCGGCGGACGTATCAAAGTATTAATTTACTATAACGACTATAACAAATAATTATCATAGTTCACTAGCATAACATAAATAATTTACCATGTATCAATCTTAATTTATCCATATATAAAAATCCTAATCTCAACAATCCATTTATTAACCCTATAAAATTATAGCCCCCCTATACGTCACTTGATTTCTGTTTGTGAATTTGAACCTATATAGTACCATAGAAATAATTTTAAAAATAAATTTTTTTTGATGATTTTTTAATCAATAACGTAACCTTTTATAAATAGCTTGCGTATAAGGTGTAAAATGGTATTATGAGAATAACGGCGAGTAAGGGGTTTCTGAGACAAGTAAAGAAGGCGAGGGGAGGAAAGGTATTGATGTGGGATTGGATAGGTGAGAGATGGATTGTAGGGGATAGAGATAAGGTAAAGAGGTTTAGTAAGTGGACAGTAGTAATAAAAGATTTTAGTAAATAGTTGTAACCTTTTAAAAGGATAATAAGTATAAGTGTGTATGGAAGATAATAAAGGTGCCGCCGAAGTGGTGGATAGGAAAGAAGGATTTTATTGGGTTAAATTTAATGGTGTTGATATGGTTGCATATTATAAAAGAGTTAATGAATGGTATATGATAAATGCCGCGTATTCGTTTAGAGAACATGATTTTAGTGAAATAGATGAAAGACAGATTAAACGTAATTGTGATTGTGGAAGAGAATTAAACGTTCAGTATTATTGTAATATTTGTGATAATGATGAATAAGTTAACCTTACTAGAAGATATAATGCCACACGAGATAGTGTTATATTACTTTCCAACGGCGGATGATGAAGATATAAATTGGATATTATGGAATCAAACTACGTTTCCATTTGAGACTATAAAAGGAATGAATGATGATATTTATGAATGGTATTTAAAAAGTAACTCAACTTTGAGTTAAAAAAATAATAATTATGGAACATAAGTGGGAGGTTAGTTATATATTATGTGATGATAGATGTAGTTTAAATACATTATCTTATATTCCATTACCTGCATTTGGAGAAGGAGAAGGTAGATTTAATTCTGAACAGCGCGCGGATGTGGTTAAGTTTATAGGTAATTATACAGTTCCTAAGTTTAATGAAAAATTTGAAGGTTGGGAAGAATTTAGAGATAAATTAAATGAAGAAATATCTAACTTATTTAAAAAGTAAAAATTATGGAAAAAGAGAAATATTACACGCCAACAATAGAGGAATTTCATGTAGGATTTGAGTATGAAGAGGCTTTAGGAGATAAATTCAACTTTGTAAAAACTGTTTACGGAAACGATAGGGATGTTCCTTTATTAGATAGTGATGAGTCTTTATTACTATCGGTAGAAGCTGAGTTGAATGTAAATCTTATTAGAGTAAAGTATCTTGATAGAGAGGATATAGAAAGTTTATTTAAAGATTACTATTGCTTTAAGTTTGTTAATGATACTGATTTTGAGTTTATTATTAGCGGAGTGTTATATTATGGACTTTTTACTAAACACGATAGTATGATTTCATTTTACGAAGACGGATGGGAATCTTGTGTATTTAGAGGTGCTATTAAAAATAAATCAGAGCTTAATAAGTTGATGAAACAATTAGGTATTAAATAAAAAAGTAATTAATTTAGCATGGTGTCAACTAATAAGATAAAGCCTTACGCAATATACGATAGTGTATATGATTTACAGTATATGGAACTGTATAGTGGTAGTGAAAGAGACCCTGTTGTGGATGCTTCATTATACGCCGCCGACAACTTAGCATTTGATTGTTCAGGTAATAAACTTCCTTTTAGCATACAAGTAGGATTAAACGCTCAGTACTTAGATAGAAGTAAATACTTGCTTGAGGACTTGGATAAGAGAGTAGTAAGATGTAGCCAACGTGTAACTGTAACTATTATCGTGTTTAATAATATGGATGATTACTTATGGTATGAAAACGGAGAGAAAACATGGATAGATTTATGAGCCAAACATATAGTTATAGTACTTATAGAAATTACTTTATGAATAGTACAGGACACTTATTTATGAATGAAGAAGGAGATTTATTAATTTATTATAGATATAATTAAAAAAAATGACACTTTACCAATATTATAATACGAAAACGGGAGGATTAGATGTTTACGATAAGTTAGTTTATAGAGATTATTTAATATTAAAAAACATATCTAATGGCAAGTAATTCAGAATACGAACAAAGAATAAGTTTTAAAAAAGACAAGTTATTTAAAATAGTTATGTTTGATACAAGTAATGGGGAAGAATTAAATGCACAGAATGTGTTGAATAAATTAATAATAGAAAACAACTTAAAAGAAAAGTTTAGGAAATCTTTTATGGATTCAGTTATATCTGGAGAAGAAAGAATATATATAGAAAATTTAAAAACCAAATAAATATATGAAAAGAACAATTAGTAAAATCACTGTTAATGCAGGAGGTTTAAAAGGATTAATCCTAGAAGGTCGCGAAGATGTGGCTAAAAACAACAAGATTACCGAAGACGGTTTCAAACTAACGAAAAAACACCCAATTTCGAGAGACTTAGAAGATAAACTTAAAGAGTTTCGCTTTTTTGCTTTACACATCTGCGGATTAATTACAGATAGTACTAAGAAAGATGAGAAGTTTATGTTACTAGAAGGAAGCGATGTACTTTCTTTAGAATTTGAACAAGGAGTTACGGGTTATTTTAAAATTAAGGTGGCGAGCAGAGTATTTGATACTAAGACTATTACTTTAACTACTCCTAAAGTGGATTCTAGTGATGATTATGAGTGGTTTGATGAAGTAACTAAGATTATTGAATCTTTATTAGTAGAAGTGGAGCAGTACGAGAAAGGATTGAAGCAAATCAGTGATGAAGACTTAATGATAAGTTATATCCGTCATGGTAAAGATAAGAGTATGGACTTAGACAAGTTAAATGAGATGTCGGCGGAAGAGAAAGCGGATTACTGTCAATCTATCCTTGAGAAACTAGGATGCTTAGTTATTCGTCCTGATGAAGTATATGAAGAAGGAGAAGCTGAAGAGGTGTCTTTAGAAACTAATGCAGAACCATTAATGTTAGAGATGGACCCAATGAGTGATGAATCTCAAGGGGTTTGGGAAGCTACTATGCCACAAGAGGACGATGTAGAGCCTTTAGAATTAAAAATAGCAGAACCAATTAAAGTTAAAAAATAAATATGATTCATAATCTATTTCCAAATGAGGTGTATTTAGAACCTATAGAACACAAGTATTTTGATTCTGAAGGTAATCAATACATCTCATTTTCGGCATTATATGGTAAACTTGTAAAGAAGTTTGATGCAGTAGGTATCAGTAAGCTAGTAAGTAAACACGGAGATAAGTCGGCGGATGAAGTAAGACAAGGGTGGGAACAAACGGCTACTAATGGAACTCGTATAGATAAGGCACTGGAGTTATATGCTCAAATGGCTTTTATATTACCTTCGGACGATGATTTAAAAGAGCTTGTTCCACACGTATTATCTAAATACAAGTTTTATAATAAAACATTTGAACAAGGCGTACCGTATTCTAAGAAATACAGAGTGGCAGGCAGTTGGGACAAGTTAAGCCTAACTTCTAACAGAAAGGATAGCAAGTTTCATTTATCTGACTTTAAATGCTTCGAGAAAGGATACGATTCGCTATTTACTGTTAGCGGCCAACCTTGGTTAAATCCTCCTTTTAATCACTTGCCTAATACGAAATTTACGAAAATAAGTTTTCAGCTATCTTTCTACGCTCACTTATTCGAGGAATTGACGGGACGAGGATGTGAAAGATTATTTATTGATTTAATTACTCCTGTATTTGATAAGGACCATAGATTAGTAAGCTATAAGAACGAGGTTATTAACACTATGTATCTAAAGAATGATGTAAAGATATTCTTAGAAACATTCCAAGAAGACATAAAGGATATGTTAGATAACACGATAACGGTAGAATATCAAGATGTAAAAGAACATCCTTCGGTTAACTCAATCATAGATGACGAAGAAATATTTTAAAAAATAACTCAAACTTGAATTAAAAACAATGAAATTTCTAGCAACCTTAGTTTTAATTTTCGGTATCGGCGGATGTATAGTAGTAGCAGTTGTAGCTAATGAAGAGAAAAAGACTCTTATAAAAGACTACAATAAACAGTTCCAAGACACTCCTTTATATTACAAGAGATACATGAATACAAGTGTGATTTATAAATCAAAACACAAACATTAATAAAAATTTACTAATTTAGCGAAGCGTACGAGATGTATAGCTTCGCTTTTTTGCGTAAAAACAATTTATTATGAGTTATTTATTCTATATCGACCAAAAGAATAATAAGGTACTACACCCAGATGTAGTAAAACTTTCACCAGAGCTATCCTTATTAAGTAGTGAAGAAGTATTATTTATCATACTTGCCTACGATTACAATTCAATTTACAGACAGTTTCCTGAGAAACAAAGAGTTTCTAAAGCTATATTCCATGTATGGAATGACAATATGCCTAATCTTTTAAACGAAGATAAGCGACCACATAGAATAAAGAGTGCAATAGAAGCATACAAAGGATTACAGTACAATAGAAATATTGAGTTAATTGAGATGTATAATCGCAAGATTGACGAGTTATTAAGATTGCTTGAGGCGGAAACCTCTACTACGGGAATTAAAAATAACATGGATAGCATTGATAAATTTAGAAAGGCTATTCGCTCTATTGAATTAGAAGTAGTAGAAGAAAAGTTAATGGACGGAGAATTGAAAGGTAATATAAAACTAAGTTTTCTTGAAAAATTACAAGGGAATAATAAGATGTATAAAGCTGTAACCGCTAAAAGAGATTAATCATGGAGTTTAAGGGAAAAATGTCACATGAGTTGCCTATTCCACAGCCACCATACATCAAAGGAAAAGGTTTTTGTCCAAATCCTGTAGTCGTAGATGGAATACCTGAATACGCAGATAGTTCAACTAATCCAAGATGCGTAGGAACTCCTGAATATGAACAGTATTGGATGGAGCAATTATATAGATGTATTAATGGTTATCAAACAGGCGGAATATTTATACCAGGCAGATTCTATTATTACATGAATTTTAACTCAATGGCTACGGTAACAGGTATAATTACTCCTGATTATTGTGATATGCACTTGCAGTTAGCTTACCTAGTAGATTTCTGTAAAGAGAATAATCTAAATTTAGTATTGCCAAAGAAACGTAGAGCGGGTGTATCAGAGTTTTTTCAGAAAGCCGTTGTCGATTATGGATATAGATTCATACCTGCTTATCATGCAGGTGTAGCGGCGGGAAAAAAGACTTATGCTGATGATTTTATTAAGAAACTTAAAATATCAGAGTCTTTATTGGTTCCTGAGTTTAAACTTAATCAATTAACTAAAAACGAGGAAGAGATTACATCAGGATACGAAGTTACGGAAAACGGAAAGCCTGTAGAGAAAGGAATAAAGACTGAGATTTATATAAGAACGGCGCATAACAATCCTAATATACTAAAAGGAACATACTTAAATGATGTTATTTGTGAAGAGGCGGGTGAGTTCGAGAACTTTAAAGAGTTTTACTCAGCTACAAAAGATGCTTTAACAGACGGTGGAGTACAAGTAGGTGTTATGTATATATTCGGAACAGGAGGAAATATTAATAAAGGCTCTAAAGATTTTAAATTTGTAGTAGAGAATCTTAAAGATTTTAATGCTGTAATGTTTGTATTAACAGGAGAAAGATTTAAAAAACCCTACTACGGAGGAGCGACAATGAAGGGAAGAGTGATAGGGATAACGCCTAACTTATCTAAGATTTATAAACCATATCAATTAGTAGGATGTGAGGACACGGAAGCTGCAAAAGAAAGTATATTAAAAGAACGAGAAGAGCTTAAAAAGGGGGAGCTTAAACTTTACTTAGAACACTTACAGAACAATCCGCTTAATCAGGCAGAGATATTTAGAAAGATGTTTAGTAACAACTTTGATATTCAAAAGTTAAATAGCCAACAAGATGCAATAGCTAGTAATAGGTCAAAGTATTCTAAATGGAAGTTAGAATGGGTGTTAAAAGAAGATGGGACAAGGCAAGACCCATTAAAAGTAAGAGCTGTTGCGGCTAAAGATACAGATAATGAGTCTGAATGTGTATTGATACTAGACGGATACCATCCAGCTAAAAACTACCAAGGATTATATAAAGGTGGGGTTGATGGATACGACCAAGACCAAGGTGTATCAAAATCTTTAGGAGCAATGTGTGTGATAACATCTATTAATAACTTTGGAATACCTAGATATGTGCCAGTGGCCACTATATGTACTAGGCCTAAAAAGAAAGAAATGTTTTTTGAAATGTGTTTAAAGCTATCAGTTTATTACAATTTAGTAGGAGATACATTAATAGATAAAGCAGGGGGTTCGGGATTAGTAAATACATATAAAGATTACGGATGTACTAAATACTTAGCGCCAAGACCACAGAAATTTGAGAGTGATAATAGTAAGCAAGCAAACGAGTTTTGTGTTTCATTAAATATTTATAGCCGTCCAATGATGGTAAGTTTAATGCAATCTGCTATTGATTATGATGTAGAAAATATTTGGTTTCCTGATTTAATAGACCAATTAGGTAACTTTGATGAAGTGGAAATAGGAAGTGATAATGACTTAGCTGATGCTTATGGTATTGCTTTAATGCAAGCTGCAAGTAATAATGTTGCTCCAAGAGATAATTCTCAAACATCAAAAGAAAACCCTTTCTCATTTGGCGGATGGGCTTTTGATAAAAATGGAGAGCATATTCCTATTGATGAAGAAAATAATCAATATTTTGGCACCGAAAAGGATTTTGATGGTTTTGGTTTACAATAAAAGAATTTTACCTATTTTTGAATAAAATAATTCAAGAATGGCAAGCCAAGCACAGTTTCCACAACAAACGATTTTACAATCAAAGAAAACGCCTGAGTGGTGTTCTTTGCATTTAGATTATGCTCAAAATACATGGGTAGCTAGTAATCAATTAAGAGATAAGATGGATAGAGATTATCTATCTTATAATGGAGTAAAGGTTCCTGAGAGTATAAATACACTTACTAAAACATTTGGAAAAGCTAATAAGGCCAAGTATGTAGCTTATAGAGCGCACGCACCAAAGATTCAATTAATGGTAGGTGAATTTTTAACTCAACCATTGGCAGCAACCGTAGAAACAACTAACAGAGAAGCTAAATCTGAAAAGATGGCTAAGATGGATTTGATGTTTGGCGCAATGATAGCTAAGAAAGAATTAACTCATTTAAAAGATAAAGTAGGAGTTGATGTAATGGAAGGCGCTCCTATTCCAGATAGTGAAGAAGACCCATTATGGAATAAAATAAGTTCTAAAGATAAGGAAGAAATTATCATGCAGATAGTCTTAAACGATAAGATTATAGAAGATGATATAAAAATCAAGTTTTCGGAAGATGTACTTAATACAGCTATTACAGCAATGTGTTATGGTAAAGTAGAAAGAAACGAAGAAGGTGATACTCACTATATATCAGTTGACCCAAGAAACGCGATATTCGAGGAAATAAAAGGAGATACATTCTTAGAAAAGAGTCCGCTTATGGGGTCTTGTATTTATATGTCAACGCATGATGTATTAAGAAAGTTTGAATTAACGGAAAAACAAGTAAGTTTAGTAAATAGTATTGCTCAGAATCCGACAGATTATTTAAGAAGAAGCAACCAAGGAGTTAAAATGGTTGGCGGAAACTTAGTTATTCAAGTAATGCACATTGAATGGAAGTCGGTTATTCCTACATATTTCAAGAGATTAAAGAAGACGGCTACTCAATTAGCTTTAGATAGCAGTGAGCCTTATATTTATATTGAAATGAATACTGAGGACTACGAGAATAATAAAGCGTGGCATGATAAACAAGTAGCTAAAGGTGCTTATGAAATTATCGCTAAGTGGGCGGAAGATTTATGGGAAGCAACGCGTATAGGCGGAGTACAAGAATTAGATGTTAATAGACGTAGAGCAATGTTCCAAATGAGAAAGGTAGATGACCCAACTCGTATATTTGGAGGTTCTTATGTAGGTTTTCTTTGTCAAACAGTAGATGGTAAACGCATATCTTTAATGAATGAATTAGAGAATTTATCTAATGTATTTGATATTGTAATGTATAAGATATTACAAGACATTAATAAGTACAGCGGTAAGTCTTTAGGATTCAATAAGGCGGCGCTAAGTTCAAACTCTTCTGTTAAAGAAGTAATGTATAATTTAATCAATGATGGTTTTATTACTTATGACACTTCAGCAACAGGTAACGCGCATGGAAGAGATGTGAGTTTAAACAATATAATTCAAACAGAAGACATAGGATTAAGTGATACGTTTCCTTCATTAATAGCTTTTAAGAATGACTTATTAGCTATGATGGATAGAATGACAGGTATAAATGAAAACAGAGAAGGTCAAATATCAGCTAGTGCGACTGTTTCTAACACTAATGAGGCTATTACAGCATCTAGGACAATAACAGCACCATTCTTTTATGGATTACACTTATACATGAGTAAAGTGCTTAATAAGTTGGTGGAGTCTGAAAAGATAACATTAGCTTTTTATAAGATAGAAAAAGGAGAACAAATATTAGGTACAGAAAAGTTCAAGTGGTTACAAGTAACTCAAGAAGTAGGATACAAAGATTACGGTGTTCATATCCAAGACGGAAGTAAATACTCTCAAGTTAATCAGTTTATGAAAGGATTAATGGAAGCTTCTTTAAATGCTAAAGAAATTACTCAGGCAGATGCTTTAAACTTTATGTTAGCAGAAACATTCGCAGAGAAGAAAGCTATCTTAGAAAACGCTGAGTTAAAAGTAAAAGAGTTATTACAAGGTCAACAACAAGCTCAAATGCAAGGTCAACAACAAATGCAACAAGCTCAACTTGAACAACAATTACAATTAGCTAGAGAGGACAGAGAGGATAGACAATTAAACGAGAAAGATAATATTATTTTGCAGGGAGAAGTTGATATAAAAGTTCAGGCGGCTGCCGCAGGTAATAAAATTGTTGAACAAGACCATAAATCTTCACTAGAAAATCTAAACAATACAAATATTTAATATATTTGACTAAAAATACAACAAAATGGAAAATACGGAAACAATAGTTGCAGGAAATACCGAGCGAGAGGCTGTGGTTGCAACTCCTCCAAAAGCCGATTTGAGTAAATTAGCTTCAGAACCAGGTTTACAAATTGATTTTGGACAACCTAAACAAGAAGAAACTAAGCCAATCGTAGAGGAGAAGAAAGAAGAAACAAATCCTGAAGGAGAATTAACAGTAGAAAGCCAAGAGTCTGAAAAGAAAGAAGGGGAAGAAACTGTATTAGAAATTAAACCTGAAGAAGAAACTGTATTAAAATTAGAAGACGAAACTGTATCAGCGGAAGCTGAAGAAGGAAGTTGGATAGCTTATGCTAAATCAGAAGGATTAGATATTACAGAAGATACGCCTGAAGCTTATATTGCAGCTAAAGTAGAACCTTTACAAAAGCAATTAGCAGAAGTAGAAAATAAAAGAATTGAAGATTTACTACATGATGTAGACCCTGAGTTAAGAATGGAGATTGAACTTAATAAATCAGGTTTATCTTTACAAGACATAAAAGCACCATTAGAGAATATCGCAAGATATAAATCTATGAGTGATGTAGAATTGTATAGAGAAGATTTGACATTAAGATATTCGGCGGCTACTCAAGAGTGGATTGATGCAGAGGTAGAAAAAGCAGTTGAAAACGGACAAGCGGCGCATGATGCAGTAAGATTAAGATTAGATTTAGACAATATGGAAGCTCAAATCAAACAAGAGAGAGCTGAAATTGTAGAAAAATATAAAGTAAGTAATACTAAATACTTAGAGGAATCAAGAAGCAAGGAAATAGAATCCGTAACAAAAGCTCTGAATGAAGTTCCGAGTTTTATGGGTGCTGTTATTGCTCCAGAATCTAAGCAGGTTATGGCTCGTAAATTTAGTGAGGGTAAGTACGACTCCTTACGAAACGACCCAGCCTTTATTAGTAATGCTATACTTTTCCATGAGTTAGGAGCAAAAGCCTATGAAGCAGCTATCGCTAAGAGCGAAGCTAAAGGTAAACTATCCGTGACGAAACATCTAAGTAATGTGCCTCCTGTGGAGAACTTAGGTGGAGGAAAAAGCACAACGGTACAAGAACAATTAACAGGATTACAGAAATTAAGAAACGAACCAGGATTGAAAACTTAAAATTTAAAAACAACCTAAAAACTAAAAAATAAAATTATGCCAGGATTAAACCCAGGTCAGACTCGTATCGTAGCGGGTACCTTTACTGACGAATGTACAACAGAATTAGATTTGATGAAAAATCAAAACCTATTCCCAGAAGTTAAACGTATGATGTATCAAGTTGATATGCGTCAATTATCTACGTTATTAACATCAGGAGCAGTAGGACCTTACGGTATTAACATTACCGCAGATGAGAAATTCGGTAAAGCTCCAGAAGGAACTGCAATCGGAAGTTCTAACTTACAGTTCTCAGTAATGGGACGTTTAGATAGACCATCTACAATTTTACAACAAGTAGGAGCATCAGGGTCAGATGGTTCTTTTCAGTTATTAATCAAAGATAAGTATATCTACAAAGGACATAACGTATTGTTCGGTAATGCAGGTCGTTACCAAGCTTTAGTAATGTCTGAGCCAGTTAAAACGGCAGGTGGTTACTTATATAACTTCCAACATAAGCAAGGTGAAGTATTCGTTTATGCTACTCATGCAGCTCCAGCAGCTAATGGTACAGCAACGTGTATGGCAGTGTCTACTAACTACGGTGAAGGTTCAAACAGAAGTTACTCTCGTACTATGTCTCCTGACCGTTTTATTGTAGATATGACTATCCAACGTAAAACAGTTTCTATCACAGGTTCAGCAGCTAATGACATTACATGGTATGAATACATGGGTCAAGACGGAATGACTAAAGGATGGAAATACGAAGCAGTGCGTCAAGCAGAGGCTTTATTCGCAGGTGAGAACGAGTTTGAAAAAATCTTCGGTATTTCATCTATGAAAAACCCTGATGGAACACGTAGAGCAGTATCTCCTTACCAAGATTTAGATGGAGAAGGTGTAATTACAGCAGGTGATGGTTTAGAAGAGCAAATCGCAGGTGGTAATGTATTAATTGGTTCAGGAGTAAACGGTAACGCTACTGCTGATGACTTTGTTGATATGATTAAATTGTTAGTTAAGAAATCTAACCAAGAGAATACTAAAGTAAATTTAGTGTTTATGACAGGTACAGATGGATTCTTTAACTTCCAAGAGCAAGCTGCTGTAATCTCTAGTTCATTAAACGGTCAAATTTTCCAATCAGAAAATGGTGGTGCTGCTAATGTAACTGCTGGTTATACATTTACTAAAATCGTTTACGGTGGAAGTACATTAACAGTAGTAGTTCATCCTTTATTTGATGACAACATGAAGTTCCCTGCAACAGGTCAAGATGGTAAATACATCATGTCAGGTACTTATATGGGTGGTAACTTAGAAGGTTCTCGTGGTCCTAACATGGAAATTATACCTAAAGGCGCGCATGGAGGTAATCGTTCTGATGTTCGTGCTGATTTAAAAGGTATGACAGGAGTAGGTTCAGGAACAGCTATTACTCAAAAAGATGCTGATACATTTGCAATGTTAAAAGAAGACTTATTAGTTATCTATAACACTCAAAATTGGGGTATTATCCGTAAGGCTTAATCCTTAAATTAAAATAATAAAAACCCCTAGCGTTAATTTGTTAGGGGTTTTTTAGTTTAACACCTTTTTTAAAGTAGCAACACTATTGATAATTTCATACTCTACAATAACCGTATCATCTCCATAATCTTTGGCTGATTTTTTAGCTTCATTTAATGTGCTACAAACTTCATAACAGATTGCTATATCTTCATTTGTTCTGTATCTTCCGTCATATAAAAAATATCTTCTCATAATTTATTAGTTTTAATAGTTAAACGTAGATAATTTAAAAAGGTTACATTTTTAACGCAACTTTGAGTTATTTTTATATATTTGTCTTAAATTTAAAACATAATAATATGAACTCAACTCAAATGAATAGCGAGATGCTAATCGAGGGAACTCATTACGAAATCGTAAAAGACGGAACGGGCTACGGCTACAAGTACGCAATCTTGGACCATGAAATGTGGGTGCCAAAAGAAGGAATAGTAGAAATACGAAGACTTAAAAACAATTTAACACTAGCAGGAACTCCTAAAAACGATGATGAAGTAATTATCAAGCGTTACATGGATAGACCTACGGGGTTATTAATTGGTTTACACACAGGAGTAAACGATAGAACAAAGACTATTAACCATAACTATGTAAAGTTAGAAGGTAGTATGATGTTTGATTTATCTATTCCTGCGGACAGACGTTTATATATTATTGCGATGAGAAGTCCAATGGTAGAGGGAAGCCCTAATCAATCAGGTAAACCAGTTTATAAATTGTACGATAAACAAATTATCGCATCTAAAAACATTGATAAACGTAAGTTAAGACAAAAAACAGAGACTATTATTGAATCTCTTAAACACGACCAACTAGAAGAAATGGCTAGAAATATCGGTGTTAATGTAGAGGCTAATCGTAATCCAAGTATGTTATTAGAAGAAGTTTATAGAATTTCAGAAAATGACCCACGCAAATTCATAGAGATTTTTGAGAATCCTAATCGTGAATACATTACAATATTCCACAGAGCAAGAGCTAAGAATATTATCACTTTAGACTTTGCTTCAAATACATTTATGTACGGAGGAATTGTATTAGGTCATAGCCAAGATGCTGCCATTAACTTCTTAACAGAAAGCCAAGGTATTGCATCTGCTATGAAGATTCAATGTGATGATGTGGATAAAGGAACTAGGCAATCAATGTCTTTTGTTAAATCAGAAGAGAATGAATTGGATAAGTTAAGAGCTGAATTAGCTGCTTTAAAAGCAAAACAAACTGATAAACCGACGGATATTAATCCTATTAAGGAAGAAAATACACCTTCTTTAGAAGAATTAAAAGCAAGAGCAAAAGAACTAGGTATTAAAGGATTTGCACTACCTCACATGACAGAAGCTAAATTAGTAACTGCCATAGAAGAAGCAGAGAGTAAACTAGCATAACTACCACTAAACACAAAACGAAAGAGGGCGAGATAAAACTTGCCCTTTTTTTATTTACTTTTATTAAAAATTTAACACAATGAATGCTATACAAATAGGTTACGCAATAGACTTTTATACAAATCTTACACACGCGTCAAGATTTTATAACATAGAAAAGAATAAAGCTATGAATGATGCTATTATGAAAAAAATAGATAGCATTACAGATACAATCAATTCTAATCAATTAACAGGTATAGATAGACTTCAAAAGTACAGAGATGAGTTATACACCTTACTTAAAACGAGTTCAACAGCGCCGACAAACATAGGCGCTTATAATATAGATGTTTATATTAATCACGTAAACTATCCAACAGACTATCAAACATTCGCAGCGTTAACACTTACGATTAGTGGAAATACTACTTACGGAAGAGAAACTACTTACAACAAGCGTGGGCCATTATTAGAATGCTCATTTAGAAAACCTACTAATAAGAAGCCTTATTTCTTAGAAGATTCAACAGGATTACTTATTTACAAAGGAGATTCTACTACTATTTCATCATGCAAACTAGACTATATTAAACAGCCCGCAACTTTCAATATGGGAGATGAGAGCCAATATATTAACGCAGGAGTAGGAGTAGTAACTATTGGAGCTTCATATATAGCTACTGAGTTAAGTGTTCAAAATGGTGTTACTTATCAAATAGGGACTCAGTTCACGGCAGCGGTTACAACAACATTGACAAGCGGTCAAGTAATACTAGCATCTAATACAACTACTACTGATATGCCTGAGAAATGTCAAGATGAATTAGCTAAGAGTGCTGCAAGTATATTATTAGGAGTAACAAGTGCTTTTGAAAATTCGGCTTTTGCAGAAAAAGAAACTAAGTAAAATTGTATTGAAATAATATTTACATTTACATCATTATAAACCAATAAAAAAATAAAAAAAATGTCACAACAAACAAAATCGGTACTGTTTAAAACGTCTGCGGGTTCAGATGTACAGTACGTGGGAGGAGAAATTAAAATCCCAGGATTAAACCCCATTAAGCAATCTCGTATTGTAAATTTCTCACAAATGAATTATCGTGCCGAAGTATCTCAAGTAGTTACAATAGGTGCAACGGCTTACACGCCAACAGCTTCAACTCGTTACATCGTATGTATCGGAGACATTAATCGTAGAGATAAAGGATTAACTGAATTACCATTTCAGTATTCTTATACTACGCCTGCCGACATCACTACTTTAGGAGCGACTGCTGCTTTACAACGTGAAGCGATTAGTTTACAATTAGTAGCTAAAATCAATGCAGTATCTAATAATTGGGTTGTAGCTGCTACTTTAGCACTAGGTAACGGTTTTACTATTACTGATGATGCTGGATATTATCCTGCTCCATCTCAAGGTATGACTAACCGTGAAGGTGCTAGTACAGTATTCTTGAAAACTGATGATGATGGTCGCGGATTCGCAATCACTAACTTAGCTACAACTACCGCTGCTATTTATGCAAATGGTGTAGGTGCTGCTTTAGCTGCTTATGCCCCTGTATTTGACTTAGTTTATACTAGCTTAATTTCAGGTTTCGTAGATGGCCCTAAAGCTTCTGATGGAACTTCTGCCATAAGTGGTCAAAAATACAACTTGTTCTCTATTTCTTACTTAGATGATAGCGTGTCTATCCCAAGTGTAGGACATGGTATTACAGGTATTTTGGCTAGAACAGTTAATGTATGGGTAGATAATGGTGCTGGTACAGCTACTACTAACTTAGCGGGTTATATTGCTTTCTCTCGTCAAATACACAGAGGTTTATACAAGCAATTTGCTAACGACCCTTGCGCTCAAATTGACTTCATGGATAATGTTATTTTATTCCAAGGTCCTGCTGGAGCTATTCCTGCAACTACAGGAGAAACTAAAATGGTATCTGATGCTAAATGGGTGTATAATAACATTGGTACTCAAACTATCACTGTTCCAACTCCAGGTAATACAGGTTTAATTTTAGACCAAGATTTAACTACAACAGAAGGTGCAGAATACACTCCATCTTTATTAACAAATGCTCCTCAAGAGTTTACTGTTGGTAAATCAGATTTCTCAGTATTTGCTCGTTTAGTGGCTGCTGATTGGACTGATATGGCTTGGTTAGTTGGTTTCCGTAAGAAAGCTGCTCATACTGCTGACTTTAACGACTACACTGACTTAGGTGCTGTTGGTACATTAGCTGCTAATGGAGATTTAGTTACTACTCAAGGTATTTTAAATAATGCTGCAACTGTATCTACTTCAACTGCGATTGCTCCAACTGATGCTGCTTATTTAACGGTAGAGGTTCTTGTAGCTACAAGCGGATTAGTTACTTGTAAATTAAATGATGTTACTTACCCAGTTTATTCTGTTGGTACAACTGCTTTAATTTTCGATGCAGGTGATGTTATGATTCCATTTTTACGTGCCGTGAATATCGGTGGCGGTGACCCTGATTTCGTGTTAAATGAAATTGCTGCGGTTCCTGCAATTTGGAAATACTAATTTTTAAATTAATTACAATTAAAAAGGCTTGGCGTAAAAAACTAAGCCTTTTTTTATTTATTTTTGATACATAAAAATTTAATAAAATGGAAAGAGGAATAGTAAAATCAATAGGAGTTACTAATGCTAGATTGGCGGATGGAATATGCCTAGGAACTAAAGAATTAACCTTATCTGATACGGCTCAATCTTTATCTTTTACTTCAATAATTACGGCGGACGTTAAATCTGTTTGTATTAAAGTTAAGAAAGCGGGAAGTCCAACGGATACTACTCATTTATTAAGATATACAATGGTATCTACCGATACTCCAACTACTTCACATGGTATGTGGATGGGAGATGGAGATTATTTTGAGATTACAAATAACACTAACATACAAGCATTAAAAGTTATTGCGGCAGAGGCTACAATAGCAAGTATATTAACAATAGAATATTACGGATAATGACAAATTTTAGTAAAAAGAGAAGTATATCTCAGAAATCAGGAAGTGGAATTTATGGGGTTAAAGGAGCTGATATAGCATCTGCAACAACGACTAATTTAGCAGCTTCAGGTGGAGATTATAACCATATAACAGGAACAACTACTATTACTAGTTTAGGTACTGCTACGTCAGGATTTGAGAAGACATTAGTATTTGACGGAGCTTTAATATTAACAAATAGTGCGAATATTATTTTGCCAGGAAATGTAAGTATTACTACGGCGGCAGGAGATACGGCTATATTTAGGAGTGAGGGTTTCGGAGTTTGGAGGTGTATATCTTATATGAGATATGACGAAACTTATACAAATTATACGCCCTCGTATACAGGGTTTAGCGTGTCTCCGACTATAACATCGGGAGACGCTAGGTGGAAAATGTTAACAAAAAATACTTGTCATGTAATAATTTGGGCAACTACATCGGGAACCTCAAACGCTACAACTATGACGGTTACATTACCGTTTACGGCTGCTTGGACTGGTGGGGCTGGTTTTGGGTTACAACAATCTGTTATGGGAATATTAAATAGTGGCGCTCAAATAAACGGTTCTGTTAGAACTAGAGTTAGCAGCTCTAATATATTAGATTGTTATAACGGCGTTGTTGGCACGGCTTTTACGGCTAGTGGTGCTAAGGGAGTATTTTTAAATTTCATTTATCAAATTGAGATATAATGTCAATGGCAGTAGGTACACCATATATAAAAAAGTTATTTATGAATGGTAATTCTTTAATGGCTAGTGATGCTAATCATACAATTACTACGGCTAGATATATACCATTTACTATTTACGCTAATCTTTTAGCATTAAATTATAAAGTGGCTTTATTTGATTACTCAAAAGGTGGGCAGCAACAAACTGAAATAAATACTATTATGTCTACCCAAATAAATTCTAGTGTTTGCGGAGCGAATGATATAGTTTTAATATGGGAAGGAACTAATGATTTAGGTCTTAATCCTGCTAAAACAGGCGCCCAAGCATTTGCTGATTTGCAAACTTATGTAAATTATGTAACTCAATTTACATCTAAGATAATTGTATGTACTATAATATCAAGAGACGCCGTAGGAGATGCGGCCGACTTAATGACTAGGATAAGCGATTATAATACACTTGTAAGGGCTACTTATACGGGAAATAATCTATGTGATTTAGCTGCTAATGCTAATTTTGACACAAGAGCTGACGCTAGTATATCGCCTCCTTATGATACAGATAAATTACATTTATTTCAGGCCGGTTGTAATATTGTAATTGGATTAATGCAACCTAAAATAGAGTATCTTTTAAATAATTAATTTATGGCACTAGTAGATTTAGATAAGACGAGTTTTAAGTTTAAAGATGTAATATGGTTAATTTCAGGAGCTTTGATAGTTGCTGGAGGAATATGGAGATTTGAATCTCGTATGAATAAAACTGACGATAATATTGAAGCGTTAGAACTTAAAATAATGTATAAGTATGAGTTAGAGATTATTAAGATTAATAATAGAATTGACTTGATAGAAGCTAAGAAATACGCTCAAAGAAAGTTTTTTAAAGCAGATACATTAAGTTTAAATGATAATAGTTTAGTTCAGAATACGAGAACTAACAACGGCAAGGAGGAGAAAGAGAAGTATCCGCAAGTTTGTTTAATTATGCCTGCGAGAATAGAATGCCAAAGAAAGAAGTTTAATATTAAAAAATTAGTAGCATGAGTTCAAAATACACATATATCCTAGACCCAGGACACGGAGGGATGGTTAATAAAAAGTATGTAACACCAGGAAAACGCTCTCCAAAGTTTGACGATGGTTCTGTTTTATACGAAGGTGTAAATAATAGAGAGATTGTTAAGAAATTAATGATTGCTATGGAGGCAGAAGATATCAAATGTATTGATATAGTGGCTTCAGAACAAGATGTGTCACTTCCTATACGCGTAGATAGAGCTAATAATTTAAGTAAAACTAAACCATGTATTTACATCTCTATTCACTCAGATGCTAACGGTGATGGAAGTGTTTGGGATAAAGCAAGTGGATTAAGTGTTTATACATCAGTAGGACAAACTAAAAGTGATGAGTTTGCTCAGTTAGTAATTGATGAGTTGAAAGATAATTTTAAAGATGCTGTTAAGTGGAGAACTGACAGTACAGATAAGGATGAGGATAAAGAAGAAAACTTTTATGTATTAAAGAATACTAATTGTCCAGCTATTTTATGCGAATTAGGATTCCATACTAATAAAGAAGAGGCTACTAAGATGTTAACCGCCGATTGGAAAAATAAAGTGGTGCTATCTATAATTTATGCTATAAAGAAATTTGAACTTAAAAACTAAATATTATGAAATACATTACATTCAAAAACATCTACAATAGATTAGTAGCAGAAGGACCTACTTTCTTTAATAAACTAAGAAAAATCATGTTAGCTTGTGCTGCTTTAGGAGCTGCTTTAGTAACGGCTAGAAGTCAATATGCTACACAGTTAGCTTTTATTCCTGAGTCGATTGATGGTTACTTAATAGCTATTGGATTAGCAGGTACATTTGTAGCGTCATTAACGGTGAGTAATCCTGATAGTAATCCAAAAGTAAACTAATGGAAGTTTCAGTAATAAAACACTCATTAATCACAATAGGTAAAGGAATAGTAATGCTACTTGCTTTAGCATTTATATTCACGAGGTTCGGCGGATGCGATAATAATATAACGGTAGAAAAACACGATAATTCTATCTATTTTGCTAAGATGAAAGCGGATAGCATTAAGTCATTAGCAAATGATATTAAAATTAAAGTATTAGAAGCTAAATTAGCTATTAAAGAACGCACGGAGGATAGTTTAGTTACATTGGCTTACAACACTCAAAAGAAGGCAGATAAATCAGCTAAAACAGTAAGAGATTTAATTAAGAAAGGTGTATGTGATACAGTAGAAGTATTAATAGCTTTAAATGACTGTGATAGTGTAAAACAAGCAGATAATAGAGTATTAGCATCTAAAGATTCTACTAATCAAGTATTAAGAGAAGAAAACACTACTTTAAAAGAAGATAATGTATTACAGAAAGGAATGGTTGATGCCGCACGAATCATATTAAAAAATCAAGCAGAAGACTATAAAACTCTTGAGAAAGAATCTAAGAAAGCATTAAGAAAACAAAAGATTAAAACAATAGGCGCTATTATAGTTGCATCAATTACAGAAGTTTTAACTATATTTGCTTTGAAATAAAATATAGGGTCTCAATCTTGAATTTAATTACAACTAGCCTTGCAGAAATGTGAGGCTTTTTTAATTCAAAGTTGAGTTAAAAACCATTAATTATTTTCGTTACATTTGGAGTATAAATAAGTAGAATATGACAACTAAAAAACAGATTATAGACGATGTTCTTATTTTATTAGAAAGATTTTCTCGCTCGGATGACAGCCGTGTAGATGAGACATGGGTTGGATATAAGATAGAGCAAACAAGAGTTTCAGAAATACTTAAAGAATACAATATAACAGGTGTTATTGACCAAAATTGGTTAATGGACTTCGGTATATATACATTAACTAAAGTAAATATTTCGGATGACCCAAATGTAGATTTTTGTTCATGCGACATTATGAAGGCTGAAATACCTGAAATAATCAATTTAACAGCATTAGGAGACGGTAATTTAGATTTAGGATTAAAGGTTATATCTGCTTGTGGTAAAACTTCTTATACAGCATATCCATTAGAGATGTGGAAACAAATACCTCCTGAACACGTAAGAGCAATGTTTCATTACTATCAAAGATTCGGAACTACTATTTATGTTAATAAACTTGTTCAAAACCTAAGATTTTTCGGGATACCTGCTACTACTGAAGGATTAATGATTAAGAAAACACTACCTGTTATTAGTGGTGGAATTAAGAGTGGGTACTCATATACAGTAAAAGGAACAACAGGATTAGTAGTTTACGATGGAGTTA